CATATTGAGAGTTAATAAAATTCTTACGATTAATATGTTTAAATCTTTTGTCATACAAATCAGTAAGAACATCAAAATCATCAAGAAGTTGTTCTTCTAAATAAGAAATATCATCTGGTTTAATTCCTGTAAAATTATAATGAATAAGATGCACATTCTCGTAATGTTTAGAATAACCAAGTTCTTTTAGAAAAATAAGAACATGATTTTTGGTAACATCTTTAAATTTAATTTCTTTATCTTTTCCTGGGTGTAAGAGATGATGACGTTCAAATTGAATTTCAAGATCATCATATATATTTTGTTGAATAGTACTATTTTGTTTTCCTTGATATTGATTAATACAATCCCTAAAATGAACCTTTCTGTCGTATGTATATTTGCTTGAAATATTAACTCTGTCAATATCTGTATAAGAAGAATTATGCTTCATTATGGTTTGTCTAGCGTAACATTTTGTACATATATAAGTATTTCCATCAATAACATCAAATTCTTTTTTATTTAAACAATTTGGACATGTTACTTTTTGCTGTTTTGTTTTTTCAAATTCAATATCAACATATTTAGAAGCAGCTTCTATATAACATTCTATTATTTCAGATTTTTCTTTATCATTTTTAATAAGTTTACCAATAAAACTTACTTTGACAGGAATTTTTAAAATTTCTTTATATTGTTCTATAAAAGATAACGTTTCCATAATATAAAAATGCAATTGTTTTTGCGTTGATAAATCATTTACGTATATTTTCAAATCATCTCTAGCTTTTTCAAGACTATTTCTTATTCTACGACGAAGATTTTCATTTTTTAAAGTTTCTTCTATTTCTTGTAACTTCTCCTTATGCTCAAACAATTTTGAGGTCTCTTCCTCAAAATTCTTACGTATCTTGGCATCTATACTCAAAATATCTAGATCTGTCATAGACTTTATTCTTTCACTTGACTCATTTAAGCTCGCATTTTGCATTTTTGTTTTTAATATTTAAAGTATATTTTTTGTTAAAAAAATCAAAAATTATCTTGCTCTAATATAAAACAATGTCTTCCATCTCTACTTCAAATGTAACATCGGGTTTTATTGATCTTGCCACTTTTGATGAAATTGAAAAATACCTCTATGGTGGTCATGACGCCACTGCTTATTTTGTTCGTGAAACTAGGAAAGCTACTTGGTTTACTCAAGTTCCAGTTGTTCTCTCGCGAGCAGCCGGTTCTCCGGCTTTTGGCCAAGAATGGTCTGTAGCTATTTCACGTGCAGGTGATTATATGCTTCAAACTTGGCTTCGCCTTAATACTCCACGTGTTGAAATAAAAAACTATAGTACCGACTCAACTCAAAAAAGATACACTGTCCGTTGGACTCGTAACTTGATGCACAATATTATTCGTGAATGTTCTATTACTTTCAATGATTTGATCGCAGCACGATTTGATAATTATCATTTAGACTTTTGGGCTGCTTTTACGGTTCCGGAAGGCAAAAGGAACGGTTACAATAACATGATTGGTAATCTTGACGATTTGACCCAACCTCGTCAAGTTCTACCAGCAATGACTCTCAACTTGCCTCTTCCTTTCTTTTACAGTCGCGATAGTGGTGTAGCTCTACCAACCGCCGCTCTTCCTTACAACGAGATGCGAATCAACTTTTATTTCCGTGATTGGACTCAACTTTTAATACATGAGGATTTGTCTTCTACTAGTAAAGACAAACGTACTACTACAATTGATGCAGGAACCCAATTAAATAGTACTCCTGTTTTAGGTAATACTCAAGTATGGGCAAATTATGCTATTGTTTCTAATGACGAACGAAAGCGTATGGCTTGTGCACCTCGTGATATTTTGATTGAGCAAGTACAAACTGCTCCCCGTCAGTCTTTTACTCCTGCTACTAACACGCAGCAATCTTTTGATATTCGTTTTTCGCATGCTATCAAGGTTTTGTTTTTTGCCGTACGAAACAACACTCACGCATCTGAGCATTCAAATTATCTTACATCGTCTCCTGTTTCAACTTATGCTTTCACGGGAAATACTGGTGTTGTCGGATCTTCTTACACTGGTTGGATTGGTACGAGGGGTATAGCTAATTTTACACCTCCTGGTGCAGGTGCTGATCCGATTGTTCAAACTTCTTTAATTTATGAAAATACAAATCGTCTCGCTCAAATGGGTTCTGATTATTTTTCGCTTGTTAACCCTTGGTATCACGCTCCGGTAATACCGATTGATACTGGATACCATTCGTATTCTTATTCTCTTGATTTTATTAGTCTTGATCCGATGGGATCTACAAATTACGGAAAACTTACAAATGTGTCAATTGTTCCCGAAGCTAGTAAGCAGGCTCAATCGGCGAATAGTAACGATGCCGAATCCCTAAAAATAGACGGAATTAATTTTAAACAAACATACGAATTTATTGTTACTGCTATCAATAACAACATTATTCGGGTGAGTGGAGGAGCTTTAGGGTTCCCTGTTTTATAAAAAAGTTCCTCTTTTTATTTTTTTATGTTATTTAATATAAAAAATAATATTATAATTTAATCTTATGAAACAAGAAATTACTTTTCATTTAGATCAAGATTATAGAGTTACATATAAATCCTTATTTAAAAATATTATATAATATTATATAAATGAGTTCAATTGAACAACGATTTGATGAGTCAATACCAAGAATTATCCACCAAATTTGGATTGGTACCAAACCAATACCTATTAAATTTATGGATACCTGGAAGGATAAACATCCAAATTTTGAATATATACGATGGACAGAGCAAGAAATGGAAAAGAGATGCTTTGTTAGTAAATGTCAGAATAGAATAGATGAGATGGAAGAGATAAATGGTAAAGCAGACATTATTCGCTGGGAAATTTTGTATGAATATGGAGGATATTTTTTTGACGCTGATTCAATCTGTATAGAACCTATAGATGATGTATTGATGAAAACCAAATGTTTTGCTGGATGGGAAAACGAGAATGCTAAACCGGGATTAATTGCAACAGGTACAATGGGTTTTCCTCCAAAACATCCACTTGTCAAGGAAGCAATTGAATGGATAAAAAATAACTGTGTTAGTGTAGAAAAGACAGGATATCCGGCCTGGATTACAGTTGGACCTTGTCTATTAACAAATATGTATAATACAGGAAAATATACTGATATGACAATATTTCCAAGTTATTATTTTTTACCAACCCATCACACAGGTTTAAAATATGAAGGTCACTCAAAAATATACCAATACCAAGAATGGGGTTCAACAAAACATAATTATGATATCATGAATCAGATAGAGTTACCTATTGAGTATAAGGAACCAACTACATATGTATCAGTACTTGTATCAAGTTATAATACAAAGAATGATTACATAGTAGAATGTCTTGAATCTATAAAACAACAAAATGGACATTTTGGTATAGAAGTTGTTTGGATAAATGATGGATCGGATGAATATGAAACGTTATTACTAGAACTTGCACTTTATAGATTTCAAAGGACAACAAGATTTGTTAAAGTAAATTACAAAAAAATGGATAAAAATATGGGTATTAGTTATTGTTTACGAGAAGGTGTAAATATGTGCTCTAATGAGATTATTGTAAAGATGGATTCTGATGATATAATGACACCAAATAGAATACAAACGCAAATAGATTTTATGAATTCACACAATGATTGCGTAATGTGTGGTTCAAATATTCAAATGTTTCGGACCAATTCAAATCAGAAGGAGTATCTTGATAGAACAAACCATATGTTTAAGATAACTTGGGATTATTACAAGATAACAAAGTCGCATTGGATAATGAATCATCCAACATTATGTTATAAAAAATCAGCAATATTAGAAGTTGGAAATTACAATATAGAAATGGGATCATTATTCCAAGATTTAGAATTAGAACTACGAGTTCTTAAAAAATATGGTTGTGTGTATAATATACAAGAAAATCTTTTATACTATAGAATACACGAAAATCAAGTAACCTCTAACGGTAAATCAATGACAGAGAATAATGTAAATACACGTAATACCTTAATAGATAAGATAACAAATCAAGATTAAATATATTTAAAAATATATAAGTTGATTATTTAAAGACAAAACAATAAAAAAAAATATGTTAATAGATTATGGTGAAATTCTAAAAGTTTGTTGTGATTTAACATTTACTGGAGTTTTGCATATCGGTGCTCATGAATGTGAAGAAATTCAATTTTATGACATTCTTAAAGTTCCTTCCGACAAGTGCATTTGGATAGACGCTATTAAGGATAAAGTAGATGAAGCTACTGCTCGTGGAATTCCGAATGTTTATCATGCAGTTATTACAGATCAGGATGATCAGGAAGTTACATTTCATCTGGCGAACAATGGCCAGAGTTCCAGTGTATTAGAATTTGGAACTCATTCTCAAGAGCATCCACACATAACATATGTAGAAAGTATAAAGCAGAAAACTTCAACTATTGACACTTTTTTTGAAAAACAAAAAATTGATCCGTCATATTACACTTTTTGGAATTTTGATATTCAGGGAGCTGAACTAATGGCGCTTAAGGGAGCATCTAATGCAATTCGTTATGCTAAAGCTCTTTATCTTGAGGTAAATGAGAAAGAACTTTATAAAGGTTGTGCTCTTTTACCCGAATTAGATGATTATTTATTGACAAATGGGTTTCAACGCGTGCTAACTAATATGACTTGCCATGGATGGGGAGACGCTCTATATTTGAGAAAAGTTTAATATTATATAAAGATTAAATAATTTCATATAAATATTATGAAATTATTACATATTAGTGGAAGTCATGCTCGTAACGTAGAATTCATCTTACGTGCATGTAAATTATTTAATATAGAATATTACCACACAGATGATACATGTCCAGTAGATAATTCATACGATATTATTTGGGCTCCTTATGGGTGGATTAACCCGGATAACTATCCAACTTCAAAAATTATTTTTGGACCTCAATTTTTTGTATTTCCAAATCCTTCTGATTCTTTATATAAAGAATCAAAACCTGAGCATGAATTACGATGTATATATGTATGTCTTAGTGATTGGGTTAAGAAACTGTACGATGAATTTGTACCGGCTTCTTTGCAAATTATTCCACATGTCGCTATACCTTTTGGCTTAGATATTGAATATCGGGAAAAAACAAAACCATATGAATATGACTGTATTATATATTACAAAGCCAGGCATCCATCTATTCTTGATTTTTGTGAAAAATTTTGTACAGAAAAAGGGTTGAAACACAAAATATATAGTTATGGATCTTATACAAGGGATGATTATATAAATACCTTGTGTAAAACACGATTTGTTATTTGGGTTGGAAGTCATGAGTCTCAGGGTTTTGCATTAGAAGAATGTTTGGCTACAAATACACCAATTTTTCTATATGATGTTAAATCTATGAAAGATGAATATTCAAATGGGTATTATACTTATAACTCTTATTCTGAAAAACTTTTAGCAACTTCTGCTCCATATTGGAATGATCAATGTGGATTAAAAGTATACTCAAATGATGAGTTTATTAATAGATTTTCAGAATTTATTGATTTGTTAGACACTTATAGACCTGCTGAATATGTAAAATCAACTTTGACAGATAAAATATGTTTTCAGCGTTTTTTAGATGCATTAAAAATTAAAGTATCTTAAATTGCCCAAATCATACCCCAATCTACTTTAGAAATTTTCATATTTATTTGTTCTTTACACTCAATTACAGAAAATTCATAATCAAATGGCTTATAATCATAATGATCTTCCTTTTGTATATGAAATTGTGTAAAAGCCAATGCAAATAAAATATCAATAGTTCTGCAAATATCATCTTTCCATTCGGCAGCCCACTCAAAACATAGACATTTAACCTTTTTAGTCAAAGACTTTACAACAAGTTCTTCAGCACCTTCAACATCTATTTTAATTAGATCAGGAATTCCATATCTATCTATAAGAGTATCAATACTTATTGTTGGCACAGATACTTTATAAGAACCAACATTAAAGTCGCTATTTCCAAATCGTGAATTGTCACTGAACAACCATCTTGCATCTAAAGTAGAAAGAGTATCAGCAGTTTTACATATCCAAAAATCAACAAATGGTTGATCAGAATCACAAACTGCATAATTAAGACATGTAACATTTGAAAGATGTTCAGTATTTTTAACGAGAGTCTCAAAAATTTTCAAAGATGCTTCTACAGCAATAATTTTTGTCTTATCTGTGTAATTTTGAATAGTATAGTTACCAATATTTGATCCTATATCAA